ATCACTCACGAGATTAAATCTCAGATGTATGGGGACTTTGCCCTGTGGCTTCAGTATACTGGAGGTGGCGCGCAGTTTCATGCGTTATTGTGAAAGTAAAATCCTTTCATGGCCGATCACTCTTTCGAGTGTAAATATCAAGCTATTTCGTCCAGATATACAGCGGATTCCGACAGAATTCCTGACAAGACAAACACAACACATGGCAGCGCGACTCCGTTGCCCCAAAGCTTATATTCTGCGGCGTCGGTGTACGGATCGTTCAGCCATTTCGCGACTTGCTTTTTCGTCTTCGGTTTCATTGCAAATCCTGTAATTCGGCGGTGCGTTTCGAAGACATCCCTCCACCATGCGATCTCCTGATCGGAAGGATGCTCCGTACCAAGATCCGCGCACCACCAATCAGGAAACCCTTGCAAACGGGCGCATTCTTCGGGCGTCAGTCTTCGTACCGCATATCTCGGTTCTTCCGAGCATTTTAATGGAACAAGCATGTCGTTGGACGCATCCTGCCCGTTGAACCCGCCGGGATGCGCGCCGGGTGAAATCGTACCGCAAACGCGCTGATACGGCTCCACCACATACTTGCTGTCCTCCGCCTGTTGGTTCTGCGGGAATTTGTAATCGCTTGCGCAGAGGCAGCCGACTCGATCGGGATAACACACGGCATGATGATCAGAGGTATTGAGCGTAAAACATACTTCTTCGTTTACGCCGTCGCCTTGCGGACCGTTGCGGTCGCTTCGCCCGATCATGCTGCCCTGCAGCGCATAAGTTTGCTGCTTCATTCCTGTATTCGCGGATAACGCTCCGGCGACATCACCGAGATCACGCACCTCATCGCGCTGGTTCTGAGTAAACGCGACGACCGCGATACCGCCCTGATTGCAGTCCGGCCTGCCGCCGTTCGCGTCAAGCGTGCGCGCGGTAGCCGCTTCGTAAAATCCGCTCTCGGGGTTATCCGATCGCATCGCGTTGCTGCCATCGGAGCACACGCCGAACGCGCGGTTCATGACGAGCGGAACGTTCATTCCACCCGTTCCCATGCGCGCGGCGAGGGTTTGAACCAATCCATCCTTCTCCAGTTTGCATCTTCCGTCGATCGGATGATTCTCGATGGCGACCGCCGTTTGGTTGTCACCCATATCCGCGCGAAGGCAACCTGTGCTTTCCGCCCATGCGTGGCCACCCATACGCTTCAGAGCGCCGGGTTCGAATCCAACTGACGCGACAGCGCTTCTCTGAGAATCTCCGGAAGGTGTTTGCCTCTCGCTTGTGCGCGGCGTAAAATTCCTGCACACGCCTTTGCGCTCAAATAGTATTGCTCCCGCGCGTTCGTCGACAAAACTTGCGACAAGGTAGATACGACGGCGGCGTTGGGCGACTCCGAAATATTGCGCGTCGACAACTCTATATGCCAAGCTCCATCCTGTTCCCAGATATACATCGGCATATGGCCACTTGCCGTCCGTAGGCGCAGGCACCTCGGCTCCCGGCGCGACGATCCCGACGATCGCGTCGAGCACCGCTTTGAAATCCTGTCCTCCATTGCTGCTGAACGCGCCCGGGACGTTTTCCCAGACGATGTATTTTGGATATGCTCCATTCGTTGCTTCCCTCATTTGACGGACGATTCGGATCGCTTCGTGAAATAAGCCAGACTGTGAGCCTGACAATCCCGCACGCTTTCCCGCAACCGACAGATCGGTGCAGGGCGAGCCGAATGTGATGATATCAACCGGCTCAATCAGCGCGCCGTCGATGCGCGACACATCGCCCAGATGCCGGATGAACGGCATCCGCTTTGTCGTGACACGGATCGGGAACGGTTCAATCTCCGCTGCCCATATTGGGTGAATTCCGCAGAGCAAGCCGCCGAGCGGAAATCCGCCGCTGCCGTCGAACAGGCTGCCAAGCGTCAGTTCACGCATGCGCAACCTCCGCGTAAGGCGTTTCAGCACTATCACGAACCAGAGTGACGTCCTTCGGCGAACCAACTTGCTCGATATACCGCTTCACAATCACGTCGCAATACTTCTCGTCCAGCTCAATCATGCGGCAGACGCGATCGGTCTGTTCGCATGCGATCAGGGTACTGCCGCTGCCGCCGAACGGGTCAAGCACGACACAGTTCGCCATGCTGGAGTTCAGAATCGGATACGCCAGAAGCTCCACAGGCTTCATGGTCGGGTGGTCGGCGTTCTGCTTGGGTTTGTCGAACTCCCAGATGGTCGTTTGTTTACGATCGGCGTACCATTCGTGCTTACCCTTTTTCTTCCATCCAAACAACACCGGTTCATGCCGCCATTGGTATGGACTCCGTCCGAGCACCAGAGACTGCTTCTTCCAGATGCAAGTGCCGGAAAGATAAAACCCCGCTTCCGAAAACGCTCTGCGAAAATTCAGTCCTTCAGTATCCGCGTGGAACACATAGATCGACGCGTCATTCGCCATGCAAGCTTCCATGTTCTGAAACGAAGCGAGCAGGAACTCATAGAACGTGGCGTCTGCCATGTTGTCGTTTTTGATCTTGCCGGCGCTGCCTTCGTAATTTACATTGTATGGGGGATCGGTGACCACGAGGTTGGCTTGACCGCCGTCCATGAGAAGGTCGAACACATCACGTTTTGTGCTGTCGCCGCAGATGAGCCTATGTTTGCCGAGCAGCCAAAGGTCACCCAGCTTTGTCATCGCAGGCTCCTTGAGCGCGGCGTCGACGTCGAAATCATCGTCATGAACATCGGCGCGCTGCGCATCTTTGAACAACGCATCTAGCTCAGGCGCGTCGAAGCCGGTCAGAGATACGTCGAAATCCGCACCCTGCAGGTCGGCGATCAGCAAAGATAGTTTATCCTTGTCCCACTCGCCGCTGATTTTGTTCAGCGCGACGTTGAGCGCTTTTTCTTTCTCTGCGCTCATTTCCACGACGACACATTCTACTTCGGTCACGCCGGTATCGATCAGCACTTTCAACCGTTGGTGTCCGCCGACAATGTGGCCGGTAGTCTTATTCCAGATAACCGGTTCCACATATCCGAACTCCGACAAGGATCGTTTTAGCTTTTCATATTCGGGGTCGCCGGGCTTTAAATCTTTTCGCGGATTGTAATCCGACGGGATGAGCTTATCGACCGGCAGCGTTTGAACGACCATGGTTAATTCCTTTCGACACGATTTTTCGTAAACCAACCTGTGCAGCGGGAAGGTTCCCAGCGAGCGCCTGCCCACGCAGCGTTTTGCGCTGCTGGCTTGTCAAGCGGTGGTATCGGAGCGAATGGATAAACGCCTGTACTTCGTCCATACTCATTTCCCCTTTCGCGCCGTCAACAGACGCTCCATAACGTCGTCCTGCGGATTTGCGCCAGTATAATCAGCGGCGCAGTTTTCTTTCACGATCTGGAAGATCTCATACCAGAGCCGGTTTGTTTGCGCCATGTAGTTCTGACTCATTGCCACATACGGTGACTGGATCGCGTTACCCGTCGTCGGATGCTTTGCCAGGAATCCATATTCCGTGATTGCCGCTTCACACTGGATCCAACGTGCGCCGCTCATGGCGTATCGCTCCAACACCTGCGGGGAGACGATGCTCGCGCAGCCACGTTCATTCAGCCAAGCCCAAGTTCGCTCGTAGATCTCCGATGCAATGAGCGGCTTACCGTCTTTCTGTATGGCGGAGAGCATCTCGCGCGGTGGCGGCATATTCAAACCATGGAATTCGCTGGAACAGGGGAATTCTACAACGGTCAGTTTTCGTTTCCCGGGATTTCCATCCAGCACTTTCTCCGCCAGCGGTTTCGGCGGTCTACCGCCCTGACCTGCTGCAGGGCCTCGTCTTCCCATGTGTGTTTCCTCCCAAGATAAACTTATGGGGCTATTCCCCTAGAAACTTTCGCGAAAATCTACACACGACCCGACCGCGTTGCACAAAAATGAAAGCTGTGGAGATTGATATACCCCACGGGGGTTGTTGAATAACGCTAATGATGCTTTTTGTTGTTGCTACCGATCGTAATGCTGGAGTGGCAGCTCTTGCACAACGCCTTTAGATTCCCCGCGTCGTGCGTGCCCCCGTCTGCTAGCGGCAGAACGTGATGCACTTCCTGCGCGGGCGTCAGCCTGCCTTCGTTCTGACATTGCTCGCAAAGCGGATGTGCCTGAATATAACGCGCACGGATTCTCCGCCATGCTCGACCGTAACGTTGGCTGGTGTCAGGGTCGCGCTGATATTTGTTGTAATGATGCTCGGCAATCTGCCTATGCTCGTCGCAATACCGACCATCAGTCAATCTGCCACAACCAGGGCGGGAGCAGGGACGCTTGGGTCGCCTTGGCATATAGTCGCCTCCTCTGGGCAAACAAAAAGCCACCGAGGATTTCTCCCGGGTGGCTGTCGTATTCTGTTTCGCTACCATAACACTATCACATAACCGATAGTGAAAAATAGTGAAATTTAGTGAAGACTTGCTGGAACGACAACGGCTTTCAACGCTTCCTTGTGGAGCAGGTGTACGTTGCGCACGGTGTAGTCCATCTCCACCGCAATCTGCTCCCATGTTTTGAAGCAGAGGTATCGAAGTTCCAGCAGCGTTTGGCGTTCCGTGTTCGCCACAGCCTTAATGACGGCGACCATTTCCCGCTTTAAATCCACAAGTCGATCGATGTCGTTATTGATCTCCGCCTGCAGGGCGATTATCTTTGTTACGGTGTCCGCCATAGAGGAAGCGGTGCGATTGGGATTCTTGGGCATTCCGGTTAGCGTGCTGCTGACTTTTGTGGCCAGACCATTCAGCGATTCGACCTGTTCGAGTTTACTGTTGATGCGCTGGTCTAGCCGATATGCCTGGGATAAATAATCTCTCGCCGTCATATTTCCACCTCCGTTTTGAGCCGTGCCAGCAGTTTGATCCCGTTGATGCGCGTCAGAATAGAAAACCAGTCTGAACGGAAAAATCGTTCGACTTCATAGCTCATTCGGATCGCTGGCTGGAAGAGCGGATTCTGCCGAAGTTGCTTCAGCGCCAGTCTGTAATCGGCCGCAGCCTGTATGATGATGGCGTTTGCGAGTCCCTCAAATTGATCCATCAATGTGTTACCTCCAAATCTGCTTTGACCGCGTCGATAAGGGCGGTCTGCGTTTTATCCTTTTTCCGAAGCGCGGTCATGATGCGCTCGTCGATCGTGCCGGTTGCGATAATATGGCTTATCACCACAGAATCGGCTTTCTGACCTTGCCTCCATAAACGGGCGTTCGTCTGCTGGTACAGTTCCAAACTCCATGTCAGTCCGAACCATATGATGGTCGAACCGCCAGCCTGTAAGTTCAAGCCATGTCCCGCTGACGCGGGATGGATCAGCGCCACGGGCAGTTCGGCCTGATTCCAGCGGACGATGCTTTCGGCCGTATCCAAGGTGGCGAATGGGATGTGGAGTTTGCGCAATCGTTCCTGTATTCGCGCAAGGTCGTGTTTGAACCAGTACGCGACCAGCACGGGCTTTCCGTTCGCCGCTTCAATCAAGTCTTCCAAAGCATCCAGTTTACGCTCGTGAACCGGCAATACCCGCTTGTTTTCACCGTATATCGCTCCGTTTGCCATTTGCGAGAGTTTACCCGCCAGAACGGCGGCGTTGCCAGCGTCGATTTCCTCGCCCTTGTGTGAAAGCACCAATTCCCGTTTGAAGCGGTCGTAAACCTCGCGTTCTGCATCCGACAGTTTGACTTTCACTTCGTTTATCACGCACTCCGGCATTTTCAAGTGGTCGGCTGCCCTCATGGAAATTGTGATATCCGATATCTTTCGATAGATGTCCTCTTCCGCATCGGGCAGTGGTTTATAGCTGAATACGACCTGCCCGTTGCGTTTGTCGGGTGTGAAGTGTGTCGTGCGGAAGCGGGTGATGAAACGCCCGAGCCTTATGCCCATATCGAGGATACGGAACTCCGCCCATAAGTCCATCAGCCCGTTTCCGCTTGGCGTTCCCGTCAGGCCCACGATACGGGTAACTGTCGGACGCACTTTCAGGAGGCTTCTGAACCGCTTTGCCTGATATGACTTGAACGATGACAGTTCGTCGATCACCACCATGTCGAAATCGAAGGGCAGTCCGCTTTCCTCAACGAGCCACTGCACATTCTCGCGGTTGATGATAAACATGCTCGCGCGCTGCATAAGCGCCGCTTTGCGCTCCGATTCCGTGCCGAGCGCGACGGAATAAGTCAGGCCATGAAGGTGATCCCATTTCAGGATCTCTTCGGGCCATGTGTCCCTTGCGACGCGCAGCGGAGCGATCACCAGCACCTTTCTGACAAGGAAGCTGTCAAGGCAGAGATCGAAAATCGCCGTAAGAGCAATGACGCTTTTGCCAAGGCCCATATCGAGGAATACCGCCGCCGCGGGGTGTGTCAGAATGAAGTTGGTGGCATAGGATTGGTATTCATATGGACTGTATTTCACCGAGCATCCCTCCAATCTGCGCCGCGTCGTCCAGACAGTACACCGAAAAACCGAGTGATTCTAACTGGCTCTTTCGCCTTACCTGCAGAGGGCGCGGTTTCTTTCCATGTGCTTTGACCTCGACAAACGCCATTTTGCTATGCGGCAGAAGGACGATACGGTCGGGCATTCCATCGAAACCGGGGCTGACAAACTTGGGCGCGAGACCGCCCATCGATTTGACGGCCTGTACCAGCAGCGCTTCTAACGTTTTTTCACGCATGATCGACCTCCCATGATTGAGACAAGGTGACGACGCGGACAGGATTTCTATTAATATCCCTACGCGGGTGTACAGCTTGACTACTTACCCCTTTGCAGTTCATGAGTTTTATATAGTAGTCATAGTCACACTTGTCATCAGAAACCGTAGAAATCCCCACGGTTACTGGTTTTCTGTTTACTCGTGTTTGTGCTTTCATTTTTGTTTGTCACACTCCCACATGCGCTGTTGACCATACAACGGAATACGCTTGCGCGTTTCGCAGGATACCCAACCCAGCTTTCGAAGCACTACACCGAGTTCGTAGCTGTCAATTTTGCGAATCGAGGACGGGTCTTTACCGAAACACTCCGCCCATATTTCCATGGTGCTGACATATCTGCGACACTTGACGCCCATTTCCGTCGCGCCGAACTCGCTGCCCGACAGGAACGAGCGTCGCGCGTATAGGTCGTAATCGTCCCAGCCTTCGGGCAATAGCCGCTCAAGATACTCGCGCACCATGCCTTCGCGCTCGTCGGTTTCAAGCGCGGCGTTTTGCATGACGTTGGCTTCCAGCTTCACATCGCCTTCGAGAAACAGCCGTTCGCCCTCTTTCCAGCGCACCATTGCTTCCGCCCAAATCTGCACGACGTCCGTTTCCGTCAGATCCCACGCGTGGCGCGTTGTGCCGCCCGGTGTATTCACTGGCCAAAATCGGCGGTTCCCTGTGGGGTCGCGAAGGAAGCCGCCTGTGCCGTTGACGGTGGCAACGATGATGGATTGCCGCGGGTGACTCTCGACAACACGGCCATAACTGGCGCGGTACTTATCGTCACGGCGGGAGATGAAGGACTTCACGCTGTCGATGTCCGATTTTCGCATGCCCGTCAGTTCTCCGATTTCCATGATCCAGTAGCCCTGCAGTTTTTCCGCGCCGGTTTTGTCCTGCATATCGGTCAGCGTAAGACCGTCGTTGAACCATGCGTCTCCGGCCAGCCGATTGAACAGTGTGCTTTTGCCTTTTTCCTGTGGGCCGTCCATGACAAGTACGGAGTCGAACTTTATACCGGGTTCGAACACCCGTGCGACCGCTGCGACCAGTGTTTTTCTGGTGATCGCACGAACATACGCCGTATCCTCCGCTCCGAGGTAGTCGACTAGCAACGTGTCGAGCCGCGCCTCGCCGTCCCATGTGGGCAGACCGTTCAGGTAGTCGCGGATGGGGTGGTGCTTGCGCTTCGCCGCCACCATGTTGAGCGCGTCCGTTGTTTTGTTGGGCGAATAAATACCATAGGTTTCGCTCAAATACACTCGTAGCTGCGACGTGTCATTGTCCGTCCAGGTCGGATATTTGATCGGCTGCCATGCAGGTCGAGCGAGGAAGTCGATTGTGCTTTTCAGTTCGTTGTACCCTATGACCGCAAGCTTAGGGTCGTTGTCAAGGATCAGCACGATATTATCGAGGGTATCCTTGACGCGACCGTTCTTTTCAAGTTCGAGTGCGTTTTCCCAGTCTTCGTCAGCGAACTCTTGTTCCGCCTGCGCTTTGCGCTCCTCCGCGAATACGCTCTTGACAAGCTCGTCCTTTATTGCGAACTCGCTCATAGCGGAGAACGACGGCAACTTACCGATGGGCGTATCGAGCGGGCATTTATCGTCGAGGTCACGAAATCGATGGAGCCGGACGAGGTCAAAAGCGTTCAGCAGCCTTCCGCATGCCGGGTCGGTGGCATGGTGACTGTACGCGAACTTCCCGTCATAGACGACAACGCCCGCGCTACTGTCGGCGGGGATATAGTCGAATCTCCCGTCCATGACGCTGGGTTCATAGACGTCCGGAAGAAACGTTTCCATGGCTTCCTCGATGGTATAGGCACGGCAGAACGCCCCGACAACGCCGCGCTTTTCGAACGGATCCTCTTGCGGCTTCTTGCTGCCTTCACGAACAGCGCTCTCACGGGAAGAGGTCGGTAGCAAGGAACAGTCTTTCCAGTTCGGGTGCGCCGCGAGATAGACATCCGGGTCGAGCCACGCGCCGTCGACGCGCTGAAACACATATTCGCCGTTAGCCGGGGTGGTCGGCCAATACATGAGCTGGTGCGGACGATACGAGCACTCGTCGAACTGGTCGATGCCCCATTCATCGGCGAAGTAACGTGAAATGGCGACGAACTCATCCGGGGTGACGTCTCGGGTCATGGGTACGATGACGCGGACGCGCGGCGCTTCCGGCGTATGGCCATGTGTCGTGTATAGGCAGGCGGCGTGCTTGCAGCCTGAGAGAAAGCGGGCAATGAATCCAGCATCAGCATGGTCGCAGTCCAGAGTTAACATGGAACGGCAAGTCACGTTTTCACGCTTGCGACGATTGTCGCGCAGCTGACCTCCGACGAACCCGCCCTTATCTTTGATGCGATCGCGCTCTGCTTTCGGCATCTTCTGGTATTCCTCCACGGATTCCGTCGTGCGGATGGTCTGTTCCAACCGCGCGCAGAGCTCATCAAAGGGGATCGTTTTATTCGGCCATGTCTTGGCAAAGCAGCTATTGCCATATGCAACTGGTAAATTACGCATATAATCCCACCTCCATGAAAGCCTCCCAGGCAGAAATGGGATAGCTGTTCACCGTTCCAAAGCGTTCATCGTTGGTTTCACATTTTCGAATCTGTATGGCGCGCGCGTGGCAATACGCCGAGAGTTGTTTGCCGATCAACTGGCACTGCGCCAACGTCCAGCCCTTTTTGAACGCGCCGTTATATTTCGCCACAGTGTAAAACTGGATCGACTCATTCAGCGCGATTTCGAGCGTTTCCTTTTCCTCCAGTAAACCGAAGATGCGACGCTCCGCTTCGATGGCGCGCCGGTGCGCGATCTGCAGCGCGCGCTCCATGATCTTGTCCGGCGAGTTCCACGCTTCCTCGCAGCTGATAAAATACTCGCGGCATTGCTTGCCCTTGGCGGTGCGCTGGAGCATGCAAATCTCCTTCGCCATAGGGATGGTGACCGCGTGGTCGGTCTTGGGTTTGCCAGGAAGCCCGTCAGACCTATTCGTCAAAAATGACGAATAGTCTTTCCCTTCGTTAAAGCCGAATTCGCACATCCTTTCAAACCATTTCGCGTATTCCGAGCCTATTTCGAGCGCGGTGTGAAGCTCCCGCCCGCTGACGGTGGGTTTCTCGTTTTCATACTGGATCGGGATCAATTCATTCATTTCGTTTGTACCTCCTTACAATCATCGGTAAAGTAGCGAATGTACTGCCCTTTACGCTTTGCCTTCTCGATCTCCATGCCCATGCCTTTTGAGATCGTGCTTCCAAATACCCACAGCTCGGCGCATTTGGACAGCAGTACGATGTCCATGAACAGCGCGAGGTCGCGCTCCGCCTGCGAGTCCTCCCGCATAAACTGCGGAAAGAACAGATGCGGAGCCAGCGGGATATAACCACTGTCGACCGCGAACCTGCAGTACCGCCGCGCCTTCTCCTGATTGCCCGATATATCGCCGGATAGCGGCGAGCATATATACACCACCGGGCGAAACGCGGCGTTCTGTTTCGCTTCCTTCTCTATCGCGGTAAGAGCTTCATATGCCGTGGGGTCGAAATAGCCCTCCGCGTTGAATTTGTTTACTCCCATTTGTTTCACCTCAGTCTTTCTTGTAAAAGTCGCACACAAATCCGTCCGCTCGAAGAAGCAGCCCGTCAGCCCAGGCCGGAGTGCGTCCCATCATCTCGCAGATCTCCTCCAGCGAAGCGGTTTCCGGGGCTTCAATGACGACCTCATCATGTATGTGCATCACGATTCGGTATCCGGCTTCGTCGAGTCGCAGCATAGCTTCCGCAAGGATGTCCCTCGCCGTTGCTTGTACTATGTTCTCTACGAATTTCGGGCCGTAGCTTTCCAGACGAAGCCACTTTTTCTGTTCGCCCACACCCTCGTAGGTGACAGACTCGGTGCCAAAGCGGTTGACGCCCATTCGCGGTTTGACATACGCGAGCCGCCTGCCGGATGGAAGCGTAATGAACAGGATTCCGCTTTGGTAGGCGAAGCGAACGCCGTGCGTTTCCGCTTGCGTTCGTTCGCGGACGCATGTCGAAGCCGCTTTATCGACATCCCACCACAGCCTGACGATTGCGGGGTTTGACTGCCGCCACGCATCAACCAGAGGCTTTAACTCCTCTTCCGGCACGCCCATGTTCAGAGCGCCCATTGCTTTGAGCGCGCCGACCGAGCCGCCATATCCAAGAGCGAGTTCCGCGATCTTGCCTTTCTGCCGCAAATGTCCGTTAACACCGTTCTTCTCGACCGGCACACGGAACATCTGCGACGCCGACGCGCAGTAGATATCGCCGCCGCTTTCAAACACTCGCTGCCGCCATTGTTCTCCGGCGATCCACGCGATGACACGGGCTTCGATCGCCGCGAAATCGGCAACGTAGAATCGACAGCCCCGTCGCGGGATAAAGGCGGTTCGGATCAGTTCGGACAACACCAGCGGCACTGAATCGTACAGCAGATCAACCGCTTCATAACGACCGTCACGGATGAGCGAACGAGCCTGACCAAGATCGGGCAGATGGTTCTGCGGCAGATTTTGTACTTGGACAAGCCGCCCTGCATATCTGCCGGTCCGGTTCGCGCCGTAGAACTGAATCAGCCCTCGGGCGCGGTCATCCGATCCAATAGCGACTTCCATCGCCGCATACTTTTTGACGCTGCTCTTGGCGAGTTCCTGCCGGAGTGAAAGCGCCAGTTCGACTTCGCCGTCCGCCCCTTCCAGCATCCGGGCTACGGCTTCCTTGGAGATCGATTCCGCTTCCACACCGTTTTCAGCAAGCCACGCTTTTAGCTGTGCCGGGGAGTTGGGATTTTCAAGTCCGGTCACGGACCGCGCCTGCTCAAGATGCGACAGCTTGAACTGTTCATCGCAGCGGATCGCCCGCGAAACCAGCATTCTGTCGAGCATGACGCCCCGGTCGTTGATCCGCTGGTCGAGATGGTAGTTGTTCCACTCGGCGTCGGATACCGGGAATTTGATCAGCTGCGCCTGTATACCCATCTCGGTTTCCACATCTCGCAGGTTGTACGTTTTGTACCGCGACCACTTCTCCGGCGCATCCTGCGGCATCCGGCGGAAGGGCGTACCGTCCTTCGCTTTTCCAGGAGCACTGAAGAACCGAATGAGGTCTTTGCCTTCCTTCAGCTTCTGCTTCTCCAGACCTAACACGGCGCCCACGCCCTCCAGCGAAAGCGGAAGTCCAAGCGTCGCCGCCCAAACCATCGTGCAGCGCCATGATCCCGGATCGAGATAGCAGCCTGTCGGCATTCCGAGAAATCGTGACAGGCAGACGCGCTCAAACTGCGCGTTGAACGCCCATTTGGTAACTCTGTCATCCGTCAGCGCGCTTCGAATCTCATCCGGAAGTTTCTCGCCGCAGGCAAGGTCGACCACCTGAACATCGGCGCCATCAACGCTGTAGCCGAACAGGAGGACGGCGAAGTCGCTCTCCTCGCTGTATCGGTACACGCCGCATTTGCTGAGATTCGCGCCGCTGTAGGTTTCAATGTCTATACTCAAGTTCCGCATATCGGCTCCTTTCAGCGGAGAGGGGCGGCAGCGATTTGATCACCGCCGCCCCGCGTCGTCACTCCGATTTTTCGGCGGCTTCCTTCGCGGATTTATACCTGCGTTTCATTTGTCCGCACCCGCTCACCGCATATACGATGATGGAGATCAGATTGCCGAGGAAGGCGCCGATTACCGAACCGAAGCACACGGCGAGCATGATTTCCTGTAATTGCGTCATGTACGCTCCCTTCTTTAGGACAGGAAGTCATCGTCGAGTTCGGTAGCGAAATCATCCACCGCCGAGGTCTTGCCGCTCAGCGGATCGCCGTCTTTGACCTTCTGAATGTTGCCAAGGCCGCAGGCGACGCCGCGATTCCCGTTTGTATTGAACGCATAGAAGTTGATCGACACCCTCGTGTAGCAGCCGGAGTAAACCTCCCCGCGGTCGAGGATGGGCTGAACGGTACGGTCAACGATCTGCGGCGCGGTCGTGCTGTTGGCGTTGATAAAATAGCTGCCCTTGTAGGCTTCGTCATCGCGCTCGGTATCGCCGTCGCGAAGAGGGAGTTTCAGCGCCGCGCGGTTCGGAATCTTTCCGCCGAACTTGGAAACGCCATCCTTGATCGCGGCGTCGATTGCCGCATTGATCGCGGCGAGTGTTTTCTCATCTTCTTTGGGGATGATGAGGGAAACGCTGTACTTGGGCGTACCGCCTTTGATCGAAGCGGGTTCCCATACGTTCGCATATGAGAGACGGACAACGCCGGTAACAACTTTAGTCGCGTTATTCTGATTAACCATTTCTTTATTCCTCCGTAAAATCGTTAAAGTCTTGTGTTGCATTCGTGAAGTTGATCGCCGGCCGCTTGTCGGATACGGGAACGAGCGTCGGGTTACCCCGGGGTTTGACGATCAGGCCGCCGAGGAGTTCGTCAAAGGTTTTCCTGCCCATAAGGCGTTCCATCTCCGTAATGGGGATCAGGCTCTTTTTGAACACATCGTAATAACCGGCCGATCTCGCCGCCTCGATGACGGCAGCTTCATCGGCGTATTTTCGGTTCGATCTGCTCTCGACGAGTTTAAAGCCGCGCCATTCTTTGCCATGGTTGACCGCGGCATCCAGCGCGTAAGCGCTGATTTCATTCGCCCATTTGGTCAAGTCATCAAGACGGGTTAGAATGTCCTCAATCTCAGCATCCGTGAGCAATGGCGGGAGGGCGAACTCGTACCGCGCCAGCTTCAGCTTCGCTTCGGCCCTCGCGCGGCACTTGACCGCGGCTCGGCAGAATGTACACCAACTGCCGGGGATGTATTCGCCTTCGCCCTTGAACGCCAACGCCGCTTTCGGAACCAGTGTGTTTTCTGTCCACTCCATCAAATCGGCTACAGGGATTGTCCATGTGCTGACGTTCTCGCGCCGGGGCTGATAGATCGTCATGCTCACAGTCTCGATATCGTAGAGAGAATCGAAGAGCCGGAGCGCGCCCAGAGCGTAAAGCATCATCTGCGGATTCTCGGTCGCGTCAACCAGAACGCCTTGTCCGTACTTGAAATCGATGACATGCAGCCGCTTGTCAGCGACGATCAGGCAGTCTCCCGTGCCGAAGCCGTCCGGCACATAACAGGAGAAGTCCAGCTTCTGCTCGATCAGCACGAGCGGGTCGCCGCAGTCGCGTTTCGCTTCTTCGATGGCTTCCATCACGAACTCCACGTAACCGTCAGTACAGGCGTCCATCTCGTCGCAGTCGAACCGGGACACGGGTTTCTTTGACCGCATCTTCAAAGTTTTGCGAAGCTTATGCTCGCAAAGCGCGTGTGCGGCGGTGCCTTCCGAAGCGGCTTCTGATTCTCTGTCCGCAAATTCTAGTTCAAGACGCGCCGAAGGGTTGCAGTGGAGCCAGCGATGCGACGAGGAAGCGGAGAGGAGCGCGTGTTTACTTTCCAGCATCGTTCAGTTCCTTCGCTTCTCGCAGCAGGTCGGCATATCGGTCGGAGGCGATAGCGCTCAACTTTTGCGCTCCGTACTTCTGAAGCAGGCCGCGAACCTGTTCGGTAAGCCCATCGTGGCTTTTCTCAGCCAGCACGGCGCGTACCTGCTCAAGCGTTACCGTTACCGGGGACTTCGCTACCGGTTCGACAGCCGCATCGGGCGCTTCGTCAGCGACGTCATCTCCCGCAATCGCGTTCGCCAGTGTTTGAAGACTGTCGGCGAGGGAACGAATATCCTCGGCTACATCGAGGAGCAGCTTAGTTCGGCTCATCGTCCGCACCTCCCTCCGGCGTCTCGACGATGGACAATTCCGCTACGCTGTTGCCGGGGATGAGAATCATCATCCGCTCCTTCCGGCCCAGTAGCAGCGTTAGAAGCTTCTCGCGGAGCGATACATTACGACATCGCACAACGCCGCCGGTCTGGGGTTCGTTGGAAACACTGATTTTGAGATTGTGTTTCATAATTACCGTCCTTTCCGAAGGGCGGTTTATTGTTGCCCTTCAATATACGGCCATACAAACGGCCATTTCGGACGGTCTACGCCAGAAGTTTTTCAAGTTTTTTGAGAGCGCGCCCCACGGCTTTCCGAACGGCGGATTCATCAACGCCGTCTTCTCTTGCGATCGCGACATACGTTTTTCGTTCCACAAACACCTGGTTAATAAGCCTCCTCTGCCGCGGCAGTAACGAAGCGACCGCCGACGGGAGTTTCGCTAACAGCCCATCGTCTTCCAACAGTCGGGCTAACGCCGGGTCTTCGACAGCGAAATCCTCGCCTTCATACACGCAGCCTTCCATGTGGTAATGCCGCCGGGTTTCTTTGTGGTCGTTGTTGTACTCCTGCCGGTCTAGGTCGATGAGAATTTCACCCCATTCGTCCGAAACCTCGATCGCGATAGTCTCGCTTGCGAACTTGTACTGAATTTTCATTTGCTTGGCTCCTTTCATGGGAGCCAGGCGGAGTTACTATATGGAAAGAACCGACCGCGAAACAGAAAAAGCCGGATGACTGCAAAACTCTCGTTTCGTGGTCATCCGGCCATTTGGTAGCTCGCGCTCGGCTCCGTTGCTCGGTATGATTCTATATTCCGATTTCTGCGTTATGGATCGATTTTTGCCTCGTGGCCTTTTCCATCGTCCAAACATGATTCCTTGACGCAGGATACTCGTACAAACTTACGGCAGTTGGGGCATTTCAGCTCCACCTCAATCTGTTCCCGCGGCAAAGGCTCTATATCAAATGCCCGTTTCCCGCACATTGGGCACTTCATTTTCTGCTTCATCACAACACCTCCATTTTATAATACATGTTAGCTAACTAGCTTACATTGTAGTTAAAAAAATACAGCGGGCGGTTAACCCGCTGTTGCTTTCTGTCTGTTAGATCATGGCGTCAAGAAAATCGACTACTGCCATGAAGTTCGTCGTGTCGTTCTTTGGTATGAAGTCCAAATCTTTCAGTCGATACATGGCCGCTTCGAAGGACACATCAAAGGCTTCCATCACGGCAAACACCATTGTAGCCCGGCGAATCGAGTCGCGGCGTTCACTTCGAACCCCCTCTACAAGTCGCTCGACAGCCGATCTGGGCATAAGGATGGCGGATGAAAGCCGATTGGCGTGCCACTCCATCCAGTCGTGGTCATCCCAGAATTTCGGTGTCTTTTTGCTCGTATTGCCGCAGTCCGTCCTGCATTGGATCATAGGCGCTGTAC